ATGCGACAACCGCCTGGAACGCAGTCAAGGAAGCCGTGGCAACGGTCAGGTCAACAGGCTGCCCAGCAGCATTGGCCTTTTCAGCGGCCTTGATGGCAGCGTAAGCAACAGCAGCAGCCTCTTTGATCTGGCCCCGCACGGTCGCATTACCGCATACAGGCCCGTTGGAGCCGGTGCAGACCGGTAACTGAAGATACCCCAGGGCAGCATCATCAGCAGCCGTCAACGCGCTTTCTAGGGCTGCTATCGAGGTTGCCGTCTGCGTGTTTGAGCAAGCCGCCAGCGCCAGGACGGTGCCGACTAAAGCAATGCGGCGGATCATGTATTCGCTCCATTGTTCGGGGTCGGGATAGCCGGAATGACCGGCGCATTAGCGTTCTTCGCCTTGCCCACGTTCGCGGCAAAGAAGTTAACGATATGGTAGAAAACCGGATAAGCACCGCTTGCCGGCATAGCAGGAGGCGGCAGAACGGTAGCCACTGCCGCGCAGACGCCGCAGACTGCGGCAGCGTAAACGGCATACTGCGCTGGGACCAGCGACAGGATAACAGATAGATCCATTAGGGTTGCTCCAGGTGGTTAAGTTCAGCTGCGTTTAGGTCATCGGCAGTCTTCTCAGGACTACGAACAACGTCATCGGGCGTCATAAACAGTTCTGCCTCTAACTTGCGGCGGTTTACAAGCCCGTGATCCATCTTGCCGCCAGCATATACCCAAGCACCAAACTGCTTTGCGGCATCCTCAAAATCGCTTCGATTTACCATTGCCAGCAAGTTAGACGTGCGAAGGGCATGCGTGCCGACATTAAACGCAAAGCTGGTCAACGCAGCCATCTGGTTGCCCGTCAATGGCACTGCGACCATGACAGACACAGCATCAGATACCTGCTTAACCATGCCCCCAAGCCGCTCCATAGCGTCCTGCTGGCTCATTGACGGGGTATCTGGGCCAACTTTGCTACCGTCAGGCATGTAAGTGAACCCATAACCTATCGTCCACACACCCGCCTGATCACGGTAAGGAACAGACCGAAAGCCTTCCCTATCAGCGATAAATGCTGTCGCGGTAGCAATCGCGTTGCTCATTTCAGCCTCTTTCTCATATCGGTCAACACTGCTGCCCCTTCTTCAACATCATGAAAGAACATAATACGATTTCGCTGTTCTTTGGCAGAAGGATTTATGATGAACAGTGCCGCCGGCAAATGAGCATCAAGGAACCCCTTTTCGTCCTTGTGCGAGTCATAAACCTTATACGCCGACAATCGCAAGCAATGCGATAGCTTCCCATTGGGGTGCGCCTTCAGAATATAGCCACCAGAATGGATATGCCCGCACGTATAAACGTCATCGTGATAGCTATCCCAGATCGCCGACTTTAACGGTCCATGCGTCGGGTGATACATGCTATGGCCAGGATGATCGTGGCGGCTATTGACAATGACAGAAGATCCATTAGGCGATACCAGTTCAAGCCTCGATCCCTGCCACTTGTAGTGGAACCCAGACAATTTTGCGATCCATCGCACGGGATCATCAGCGCCGGACCAAAGATCGTGATTGCCTGGGTCTATCCACAGCCAACGAACCTCACGCAGCCAACCTTCCGCCAGGATAAGCGCCCGGCTGCGGCTCATGTTCTGCTGGCCGTAAAGCCTAGATAAGCGTCCGATCCAGTTATTCGTGATGTCGCCCACATTCGCACCGAACAAACCCGGCGTTCGTTTGATTAGCTGGGTGTGCCGGTCGAGCAAGGGCCAATCGGTGCCATTGTCATCAACATGCGGGTCGCCCATTGTCATAATGCCGTAAGGCCCGTCTATCCGCACCTTGATCTTAATCAGCTTAGCCGCTTCACGGTGGGCGTGTGTGCGGTTGAAATCCTCGACCGCCCTTGCCTTCAGTTCGGCGTAAGTCGGCTCTGGCGATGGCAAATCGGGATATTCAAAGGCCGGTTCAGCCTCTTGCCAGTCGTTAGGTTTCTCAATGGAAGACAAATCGCCAGAAGGTGTTAAACCCATCGCCTTTGCCGTATAATACCGGCTCCGCAGGGTTTCATATGGCAGTTTTAGGAATTTGGCCGCTTGAACTATTGACCCTTTGGCGACGACAGAATCCACCGCCTGTTGCATTCGTTCTTGCGACAGCCGGGTCATCGCCATAATCGTCCCCTAAATTAACGGTCGACTTTGCCTTCTAGCTTTTCGAAAATTTTCTCAAGCATATGCTCGATGCGGTCCATCCGCTTGTCGAAGTCTTCTTTGCGGACGTAGCTGATCGGAAGATCCTTCTCGATCTCATGGATGTCGCGCCGGAGGTTTTCCGTCGCTTCGTACAGACGGCGAGCAAACCAGCCGATGACGGCGAGTATTGCGCCGCCTATGAGGTTGATCGCCGTCTGTGTGTCCATGGTTATGCCGCCTTACCGCTGTTGATGTCAGGGACCGCGTCGTTTTGCTGCGCGGCAACCAATGGCGCCGCAACCTCTTGGATGCGCGGGATCAGCAGATAAACCTCGCTGTAGGGGCGGGTCGCCACGATGTTGAGGATTTGTTGGAGTTCATCGAGGGTAAACATCAATCTGACACCTTTTCCAAAGCGGACGATCCAGCGTCCTGCACGACACCCGGCGCCGCCCACGTCAGGAGGTGGTTGCGCGTGATCGTGCCTGATTGCTGGATAGCTGTCATATTATGCCGCCGGTGCAATAGTTAATTGACCCTCAGACACCAAAATCATCATATTCGCATAATCGGTGTTTGCCGGGTCGCAGGGGACATAAGACTGCACACCGTTAATCTGCACGTTAATGCCGATGTTAGGCGGGGTGCCGCCAAAGCCGTTGACATATTGGGCGTTTGTGTAAGTGGGCATGATTATATCTCCGCATTAGCCGCTAAGTTAAAGGTGACATAGGAGTTACCTATTGCGGTCCAAGAAAAATAGTTAGTAACTGTTTGGGCGCTTACGGATGCAACCGTTAAGCCAGCGCCGTTGGAATAGGTTATATTGCGAGTAGCTAAAGTCGGCAACGCTCGCATTGTGACGGGCAAAACAAGAGTAGGCACAGTTATGTTACCGATAACACCGCTGTACCCGCCAATCTGATAAGCGGGACTTGATCCGCTAAATGCCACGTCAACAAAATAACGCTGGCACATTGATAATTCCGGCCCATACAACCTACGTTCAAACGGCGTGGCGACAGACCCGGCTTCAAGTTGGACGCCTGTTATAGTTAATGTTCCAGAAGTAAATGCGCTGTTATTGTTAGCGTAAAATCTAATTTCCAGGCCATTTACGACGTTGGAAGGTAACGCAATCTGTGCGTTAAAAACCTGCGCTGACGTTGTGACGCTGAATGTGCCAGTGGTGATCTGGGTTGAAGACGTATAATTGTCTGTGGCGCTTGGATAATACGCTGCCCATAGCACTGTTTGGTTGGTTGAGGCCAAGATGGTCGCGGACAGCGTGACAGTTGTGCTTGCAAGATCAGCGATGTTATATGACTCAATTCGCTGCGCGATACCGGCAGACGTATTGCTTGCCGCGCCGGTGAGCTGAAGAGCATACTGATAACCAGTTGGCCCCGCGACCTGAGCCACAGTTGCGGGAGCCGTGCCTGATGAAAGGCTTATCCAGCGATCTAGGGTATAAGAACCTGTGGCCGGAGACGTAAAGCTGGTTCCTCTCTGGACAATTTGCATCGCGCCATTGATGATCCGGTTCCGCAGAAACGATGATCCCATGTTAATGGCGTTCGTCGTCGTCACGGCTTGGGCGGTGCTGATCGTCATCGCCGTCGTGCCGTTATTCGTCTGTAATTGGATTGCGCCCGAATTATCAGGCGTCAGTTGCAGCCCGGTGGTGGTGGTTGCGTTAAAGACGTTTGCCATTATGGTCCCGCCGCAAAGGTTATAGTGCCGTAGATTGTCGGCTGGTGAAGGGTCGAAGAATACCACAGCGTCGTGCTGGCGGCTTTAAACTCAAGCCAAGCGTTTACCGGCAACGTGATCGCCGCATTTGTGCCCAAAGCGTCGATCGCCGCGCCGCTTGCCGGGTAGACGTTTACCGGGTTGGTTCCTCGATTGAAAACCCAAACAATGCGTCCGGTCGTTGCTGTGGGTAACGTCACGCCGGACGGATTGGCCGCCGTCGTCGTGATGACGTTATAATCGCTCGTCAACGCGCCTTGGCCTTGAGCGTTTGTGCCCGCCGTCACGGTCGCACTGGTCGAAAACGTCGGGGCGGATAACGCAGGGCCGTTCGCCAATACGGCGTTACCGGAACCTGTCGTGGCAAGTCCTTGGATCGTGGAAACGCCCGTCCATTGCGCGATCTGCCCGTTCGACGGCGTGCCGGAAGACGACACGTTGCCGCCGCTACTTGGCGTGGCCCACGTCCCGTCTCCTCGGATAAAAGTCGAACTGCTGGGCGTCCCGGTAATCGCCGCGACAGACGTAACGCTGCTCAACATATTGCCGGTGGTTGGCAGCGTTACCGACGTCGTGCCGGTCGTTGTGAGTGTCGTGTTAAACGCGCCACTGGTCGCCAACGTGCTACCATTTGCCAGCGCCAAAGTGCCGGTTGTCGTGCTGATTGTTAGGCCGTTGACGCTAGTCGCCGTAGCTACGCCCAGCGTTGGCGTCGTAAGAATGGCGTTGGTTGTTAGAGCAATGCCGCCAGACCCGCTTACCGCCGATCCAAGGGCGGTAATGACGCCTGTGCCGAGCGTCAGTTCGCCAACGACAGTGCCGTTTTGATAGAGTAGAGTATTTGCTGCACCACCACTAATCGGCGTTGTGCCGACGGTTATGGTGGATGGACCTGTTGCGCCGGTAACACCGGTTGCCCCCGTGGCACCTGTGACACCTGTAGCACCAGTCGCCCCGGTAACACCTGTTACACCAGTCGCACCCGTCTGGCCAGTAACACCCGTTGCACCAGTCGCGCCTGTAATACCCGTCGCCCCTGTAACGCCCGTGGCACCGGTAACACCAGCCCCGGTAACGCCGGTTGCCCCTGTAACACCAGTAGCGCCGGTTACACCCGTTGCTCCTGTAACACCAGTCGGGCCAGTCGCACCCGTAACACCAGTCGGACCAATCGGACCAGTCGCACCCGTCGGACCAACAACACGAACCGCCAGATTAGCAATCTGCTGCGACGTTACCCGAACAGAAGTCCCCGCCTGAACAGCCGGTATCTGCTCCGTTCCATTCAAACCAACCGCCGCCGGCAAATTAGGGATCGTTGTATTCGCCATCTGTTACGGTCCCGTCTGCGGTATCTGCACGTAATTATACGGCAGACCCATGTTCATGGTCACCATGTTTGTCGTGCCGGTCAGTAAAGAACCCGCCGGTATTACTGTGTTCGTCATATACGTGAAAGCAGTAGCCGTTGTCACGGTGATAGAATACGCGCCATCAGCCAAATTGTTCGACAAGCCCTGCACACCAATCTGCGCGTTTGTCGCCAAACCATGCGCCGAAGAACACGTCACCGTGATAACAGTTGTGCCAATCGACGACACCGACAACAACGGCAGCTTCACCGCCCACTGCGTATCCATCACCAAAGGCATCTGGGCGTTCTGCGTATAGCCCGTAGGATTGCCTACAGGCTGGGTATTCAACGCGCTGCCATCCTGCATATCCAGAACGGTCGTAGATGGCACAGGCAAGCCTGTAAGCGGGTCTGTCGTGCCTGTCCCAACCGTCATGTAATCAGTCTCGTCCGCCTGATAATATTCAACGCGAGCATTGATGATCGGCGTCGGATCAGGCGGCACGACAATCGCCCGCAACTGCTCTTGCGGCAAATCATAACAACGATCACAGACCAGAATACGAAGGTTTTGAAGCGACGTGCCGCGCCAATCAAACTGCCATTTCAGCTTGGCATGATTATACCAAATCCCGCACCGGTCGCAGACGCCAAATGCGCGGGGGTTCTTAGAACTTGCTCTTGCTCGACCAGACTGGGAGGCCCATGCCATTCAAGCCTCCTACCTGTAATAACCTTGGATCTGCGGGGAGACGTAATATTGAGCCTGCTCTACGTTCTGTTCCGCCGCAACCGTATACGACTCGTCGGCAAACGGCTTCAGCAACGGCACTTTGTCCGGCGCCCAAACCTGGGCCAACCGCAATGCCAAACCATAAGCAAAGGCTTCCATCCAGATCGGCGGAATATCGACGTTAGCAGCACCCGCTAAGGCCGAGTCTTCGATTTGCTGCACGGCATAGTAACTCATAGATGTCTCATTGCCGTCCGGCACCGGCCACAAGCTAATCGTCGGCGAAAGCAACCGGTCAAACCAGTACGTAGTCGGCCAACCTTGCTGCGTTTTATTAGGGTAGGACGCATATTCAGTGCGGCTGACCGGCATAATAATACGATCAATCGCCGTTGATCCGCTGCCCGTCGTAATATAGGTGTCCAAAATCATGACGATATTGGGGTTTACCGTATACGTTGCCGTGCCTTGAACCAGCTGGGTCGTAACCAACTCTACCTTCCACAAATTCACCCCACGGTTCGACCAGTTCATCAGCATCATGTTTGCCGCCATAACGGCAGACTCAAAATGCTCTTGAACTAGCGACGTGCTGCGAATGCCGCAAAGATTGAACGCATAAAGCGTAATCTCACCAAGCGCAGGGTTGTAGTTGTAGGTGTTGGTTGTCGCCATTACAGCGTCCCGTCATTGAGAACCAAAACACCGCCGATGTTGATGCTAACCACCGCCGCAGTCGCGCTACTAGGCGCAATCTGCCACCGAATATCGGTCCCCGCCGCGTAACCGAAGGGAAAATGCCGTTGCACTTCATAGTTTGTATTAAACGGCGATTGTAGAATAACACGCTGAACACCAGACGAGGAGTTAGTCACAGCGCGATATGTCGTATAGTTAGCAGTATTTCCGTTGAACGACGAATATGCCCCAAAACGATACATATACAACGTGTTACCCGCCGGAACCGTATAAACAGTCATCTGGGACGTGCCAAGGCTGGCCGTCACGCCATTGATGGTGCCAGTGTTTATCTGGGCATAAACGACCGTGCCGCCAGTATTAGACAGCGTAATAACGCCCGCAGGATTAGTGGCACTGCCCACATACACCGAAATATTATTGATGCGGAAATACTGGTTTACAGTTGGCACGTTCGTCGTGCCATTAAGAACCAATACTTCAGAAATCGCGTTGTAGTTAGCATCCAACCCCGAAATCAAGATCGAGGCAGTGTCAGTGTTGACCGTGCTAACAAGGTTCATTGTAATCGCCGACGGAGGAAACGCATAATCCGTCGAAGACATGTTTTCCCAAACGGTGCGAAATAGATTGGCCGTGGCCGGTGTCGTGCCATACCCAAACACGTTTGCCGCCGTGTGACCATAAATCTGACCACGCGAAACCTGCAATTCAAACGGCTCATAACGCCCAACCCGAGTGATGGACTGATTGACTACACCGGTCATTAGTTGCAATCCCATTTACGGAGAGATTTGTTGATCCGACTATTCGGATCATGCGCCGTCTTGGCAGAAGCTAAATGCTTCCGCATACCTTCCATCCGCGCACAAAAAGAACGACGCCGAGCGGCTTCCAGTTCACTATGCTGCGCTTGTTCGCGGGATACCGGCGGCTTGATATTATGCCCTTCGGCCTTCAGAGAAGCGCGGCCCTTGGCGTTTAAACCGCCTTCAGGATTTTTACCTTCACGGCGTGTCCAAGCACCAGCCATAACGCCCTCCAAGAAAGTATGGGGGCCGAAGCCCCCAGCCTTTAGCCCATCGTCTCAGGCTCAACATGACGGCCCTTAGCCGGGGTGCCATGACGAGCAGAAGTGAACGGGTTAGCGTCAGAAGTCGCACGGCCACCGCTCTTACGCGGCTTACGACCAGCGTGATGCTTGGCAGCCTCGCCATGCACCGAGCCAACATGCTTCACATGACCCATGTGGTGATGCATCACATGACCGCCGCGCTTGCGCTTCGCACGGCCACCGTGCTTACGCTCCTCAGCCTCTTTCTCAACGCGGCTGTGGTTGTATTCTTCCGGCTTGTCCTTGAGGTCCATTTCAGCCTCATTCACACCCTTCATGTCACTCTCCACTTCACCGCCAGTCTTGCGGTGCTTGCGAGCCTTAGGAGCGCCATGCACGCCATGGTGCGCCACTTCGTGAACGCCATGATGAGCGTGATGCTTTTTCGTGTGATGCCCGTGGTGGGGAGCACCATGGTGCGCGGAATGATGAGCCATTGCTGCCTCCTACTACGAAGCGTTGTTGATGCCCTGGATATAGAACACCGTCAGGGTGCCTACGCCAGTGCCAGTGTTAGCCGAAGTCACCTTGATCTGAATGTCAGTCGGACCACCAGTCTGGAAGGTCGAGTTGCTGACATTGTCCCAGTTTGCAATCTGCGTGGCACCAGTGCCAGGAAGGATCGTAAGCTGGCCCAAAGCACTGGCGGTGACAGCGTTAGCCGCCGTAAACGCAGTCGCTGCGTTCGTGCCGGCAGTCGCACCAATGTTCAGAGTAGCCGCAGCACCAGACCAAACCGACGTCACCATCAGGTAAATGTCAGTGATCTGGCTCTGCGCCGGGATCGTGATGTCCGCAGCACCGTTAGCTTGCGTAATGACGCTACTCTGCGCCACCTGCACATAGCCAAGGTTTTGCGTTCCAACCGACGACCCAAGGGCAGCAAGGTTGCCCGTGCCATCGCTAACAAGCACGTTACCAGCCAGCAGCGGCCCGGTGAAGGCGGTAGCCGGGGTTACCGGGCTACCGTTGGGGTTCGGATACTGTCCGGGGACAATATCGTTGATTAGCGTCGCCATGAGGTTACTCCTTTCCTAGTGATCCCAATCACGAAGTCGGGAAACTGCCCCAGATTGAACGCCAATTGTAGTATCCAAAACTATAACGTTCGTAGGCTTTCACCAACAAATTATCAGAGACGAAATCGACTTGCATATCCGTCTCGAACTTAACGCGCTCCATGTAGGACAGGCCGTCGATGTTGGTCAGCAGGAACCAAGCATAGGACGAGGTCAAGAAGTCGTTGACCATGTAGCCTTCGGACAGACCGCCCGCCGTCGTAAGGATGGCGTTGACGTCGTTGTCGGCAGTGCCAGGGCGCAGTTCCGTCTTCAGCAGGCGGATTGCAACCGGCTCCAACTGCGGCGGGATGACCAGCTTACGACCGCGAGCAAACACCTTCAGACCGG